GTATACGATCAAGTCTTGGATAACAATCTTGCTAACACCTACACCCATAGCTTTCTTACCCTTGAATGTATACTCATAAGGCTTTATGAATGCCACACCCTTAGAACCATTAGCTACCTTGACATCGATCTTACGACCATCAGGATCAACAGCTAGGATAGGATACATCTTACTCTTAGCAGTTACATAGAAACCTTGGTCAGCTTTACGCTCATCGTTCTTAACTTCCACACCGATGTCCATCAGTTTCTTTACTGCTTCCTTAGACAAGTTACATAAGTCCACTTGGTACTTCTCACTCATCTGATTAGGTTCGTTCAAGAATGCCCAATATAAATCAACTTTAACTGGGATTGGTTTATTTAAATCCATTGTATTACTCCTATAAAATAAACTACACATATATTATACCACAAAATTAATGCTTTGTATATCCTTCTTCTACTACTTTCTCAGAAATAATATCAAACGCATCTTCCAACAAATCCATTACATCCTGCAGATCTAATCGAGTATATATGTGGATCATTCCATCTTCACTAACACCGATTGTCACTGCGTCCATTACTTCTTTCTTATCCTCTTCCGGTATCATGGTCTAAAGTCCGCATCTTTATATGCACGATAGAAGTCTGCCATGTCATGATTAGGTGTATACGTTTTAATACCACCTAACAAACACATAGCTTCCTTCATTGAATCGTGGATAACAAGAGGGTCTTCTCCCATGCGTAACATCTCAAGTACTAATTGTTTGATACGTGCATCCATTAGTGTGTGTCCTTCCATGTTAAACCTGCTCTATATTCACCAGTCAAAGGACAATTCATATTCAGCTTCTTACCGGCTTGTTCTATGGACTGTACCCCTAACTTACCTACGATGTCTTCATAACCATCTTCTACTTCTATCTGCCATTCATCATGGACATTTGCTACAAACTTATAATCAACACCAAGCTTGCTAAGTTTATCATCCAAGATAACTAAAGCTTGCTTCATGACAATTGCACCTGCACCTTGAAGGAGCGTGTTGAGTGCGGAATGTTCCGACCTAACTTGTAACCTACGTCCATCAAGACCCGGTAGTGTGCCTTCCTGAGACAACCTGCTAGATACTGTTTGACGTAACGCATGTAGCTTAGGTGTGTTCTTAAGAAAATTAGAGATGAGTCGCTCTCCTTCTTTCGCTGAACCACCAACAATCTTCCCGATCTTGGAAGCTCCTGCACCATAGAGGAATGCATAGATAAACGTCTTAGCCTGATTCCTCGTTTCCAATCCCGCTGCCCTTTGGTTAGCTGTGTGGATGTCACCCGATACGACTTCATTTGTATATTCATCATCCTTCATATAGTGAGCAAGCATCCTTAACTCCAAACCTGAAGCATCGATACCGACTAACTTATATCCTTTCTCTACTGTCCATAACTCCCTACACTCATGTCCGTATATCGCACTTGAGTTAGGTACTTGTGCCATGTTAGGTTTCATGTGTGTCATTCTACCTGTGACTGCACCATTAGTGATGACTCCTCCATGAACTCTACCATCTTCCTTCATCTCCTTCAACCACGAACTTATCTGAGCAATTCGTTTCTGCAACATCAAGTATTCTGCGATGGCTTTCGCTTCCGGGATGTCGACTCCTTCGAGGGTTGTTTCGTCAACTTTTGGTTGTCCTTTGTCGGTGAAGTCTTTCGGCTTCCACCCTTTTTCGATGAGTCTTTCTCCGATTTGTTTTCTACTGCCGGGGTTGAATACTTCGACATAATCTTTGATACGCTTTCCTGTTTTCTCTGAGTATCTCTCAGTTGTTTTTGTTGGGAATATACTCTGTAGTGAAGCTTCAATATTGACAAGCTTACTTGTAAGGTCTGCTTGAAGTTCGATAGCTTTTCTTTCATCCAACTTAAAACCGTTTTCTGTTTGCTTGCAGATAATCTCTTGGACTTTGTGTTCAAGTTCAATACTCCTTTTATCAAATTTATTAATCTCAAATTGAGATACTAAATGTTCATATAACTTCTTAGTAACTAGTGTGTCTTGGATACAGTAAGTAATCATCTCATCTGTTAGTCCACCATCCCAGTCATCGAAGTCACCCTTAGGAAACCCTAGTCTTGTACCCCATGCTTCTAAACTATGACCTCCCTCCTTGCTTGGATCTAGAAGTCTTGCGGATACGAGCGTATCGTACAGTTGGTTCGTCCTCATCGATACGTTCCAAGTCTTGCTCAGTACCTGTCGGTCGAATGCTATTATGTTGTGACCGATAATCAAATCGCATTGATCCAAATACTTTTGTAATCCGTTTACTTCTTTCCATACCTTAACCTCATCAGTATCTATATCTCTTGTAACACAACACCAAATAACGTTGTGCTTACTGTTAGTTTCAATGTCAAGTATAATCTTCATACACTTATTATACCATGCTTTGTTTAATTAGTCCACCTAAATACATTAGGACAGCTACAAATTCTACTATGAATAATGCATAGTCTCGCTGTCGTAATCCCGCATAAGTCCACAGTCCTGAACCAATGAACCCAAACCACAGATTCAAAGGATAGATGTTAAGACTTGTTAGTGCTATCCCGATCAGACATAGTATTGTCCCTGTCCACTTCAACATCTTGCTTATCCTTCTTCTTAAAGATTGCATCCCAGTTATTATCGAACTTCTCTCTGTCTTGTATTGGTCTAGGTGTATCACCTTTACCGTTACCACATGGTCTATGTTTCATTCTTCCTCCTACGTGTCGCTGTTTTGCTGTTTTGAGTACATGTTATTTGTATACTCTGATTCCTAAACAAAAGAACCTATAGCTTGTATATCCTAACCTAACTACATGCCAGTATATTGGTGTTCCTTTTAACCAAGGTAGCTTAACAAACTTAACCTTCATTAACTAACTCCACCTCAGTCCAAGCTGCGAAGTGAACAACATCATCACCATCTTTGCAGTAGCTATACATCCCATCAACGTGACCAAACCAATATACTTTATCAGCTTCTGCTTCAGGTGCACCTACCGGTACTTTAGTTTCGTCATCAACGATTCTAAACTTGCTACCTCTTTTTAAATCATATAGTTTCATTTCTCTCTCGCTTTCTTTTCTAGCTCATTAACTCGCATCATTGCTTGCGTTGCTAAGTTATGCATCTCTCGATACTTACTTCTCCACATCTCAATTGCATCAGCAGATTCTTCAAGTAGATCAGCTATCCTATCAGGTTCATTGTTCTGAACTGACTTACGACTAGGTATCTGCCTACGTATCTCTGCACGTTTACGTAACCGTTGCACTAAACTAAGGTCTGATTCTATATTCTTTTCCATTAACTTCTACTCCTTGTCTAACCCTTGAAGGGAATCTATCCTCTAACCAAAAGCATCTTCGATCATAGTCATCACTGATAGCTCTGTATCCAACCCACCTTGTATCTCCTTGTCGATAAGTTGTACACTCAGTCATGTTCTCTACGTAGTGGTTCAGTGAACCATAAGCAAAGCCACCCATGAATGCGAAGATGAATACAAAGCTATACATCATAATGTTTCTTCCGGTATCTCAGACATGCGTCCTGTCACACGATTGTAAAGTAAACGACATGCCTTACCTGTCAGTCCTGAGAAACGATTCTTCAGTACACGAACATGAGTAGTGTTGCGTTCATTCATATCCTCGTGTTGTCCGTTACGCTCTAAGCCAATCACGATATCACTTAGTTGTGCAATTGAACCTGATCCACGTAACTGTGCCAGTGATGTTACTGCACCTTCCTCGTGTCCCTTGTCCGATGGACGCTTCAAGTGTGAGACAACAAACAAACTAATGCCAGTCTCTTGTACCAACATGCGAAGCTTGGTCATGATCTCATCAATTGCTTTACGTTCATCACCTGATTCCTGTGCTGATACGATGATCGATACGTGGTCAACAAAGATGTACTTGCAGTCTAAACCTTTTGCCATGTAGCGTACACGATTAATAATGTTATCAATAGAAGTACTTCCGAAGTGATCGAATAAGTACAGGCGATCTGTTCCCATAGTCTTATCAAATGCTTCACGCAACTCTTCATCATTAGTCTCACAATCAGGTAAATGTAATGTCTTGTTCACTGCTAAACTCATCAATGACTTAGCTGTTTTCTTAACTGATTCTTCTAAGAACATCAAGCCAATGTTGTCAGTGCTCTTGTTAAGAATCTGCCACACAATCTCACGTAAGAACTGTGACTTACCTAGTCCTGATCCGGCAGTGACAGTAACCAATTCTCCCTTACGGATACCGTACGTCAGACTGTTGATACCCATGTAAGGATAGTCTACTTCTGACTTCTCTACTGGTGCGTTGACCTCATCCCATAAGCTTGAACCTGCAATGATACCATCAGGTACGAACTTCTCTGCACTGTACCATGAATCAATAAACTCTTTGCTCTTACCTGCACTGAGGTAATCACATGCGTCCTTCATGTCCGGCTTGTGCTTGAAGATAGCTACCTTACTGCCGAACAATTCTGCTACTTGGTTCGTTGCCTGTTGTCCTTGCTCATCAGAGTCAAAGCATAGAACAATCTTCTCAAAAGAATTCAAGTACTCGTAAGCATTGCGACAATCCTTGAGTGCTGAGTGTGCACCGTTACGAATTGATACAGCAGGGTACTTAGATCCTGTCATCTGAAACACTGCTAGTGCATCGAACTCACCTTCAGTAATCGTGATAGCTCTGCCACCTGCACTGAAAAGATTCTGTCCAAACAACTGAGCATCCTTCCAGTCACCTATAACACCAAAGGTTTTCTCTTGAACACCTCGTGTCTTACATGCCACCACCTTGTTATCTTTATCAGAGTACGGGAAGTAGTACTTGTTACCGTCAGATCCTGCACCATAGTAGTGCATAGTCTGTTTAGTGATACCACGTTCTACTACTGCTACTGATTCCATACTGTTTAATGCTTCTAATTCTTTCATAGAGCCTCTTGGTTGCGTTTGTTTGTGTGAGGTAATACCTACCCCTGCATCGTTGTTAAATCGTGTCATACCACAGCTAAAACAGTGAGTGTGTCCATCATCATAGACAGCAAGTGCATCACTAGACCCACAATCAGAGCATGGTTCATGTGTTTTAACTAGTTTACTTGTTACTTTGTTGTGCATAGTATACCTTTGCATCGTAATAATCTTTTAAATCTGAGACCACTTGATCCCATCCATACAGCTCAACGAATTCTACCAAGTCAGCTAAGGTGAAGTGATAGTTAGCTTGTTCTGCATCTAAGTATCGTTCGTATTCTAACATCTTATTAATCCTTCTTAGTTTATTATTAATTATAATAATAATATTAATTAAGTATACTCTATAATATTATTTAATAGATAGGGTAACATACTTAGCTATCGTTGTCAACACCCCTACGTGAATAATTAAAATCAATGTACTCAGTATCGTGTGTCGGTTTAATATCTTGCTCATCTTCGTCATCGTATAGGTCATATCTTTCATAGCTAAGTACTTGATTACTAATGGTATTATAACATCTGTTGCACATGTCTAAATACTCACCGGTGTTGATAGACTTTCTTGTTGCTTCAAAGTCACTAAGTTTTTTATCACAGCATCTGCATCTCATAGTAAAGCTTCTCCCACTTTGTTGTATGCCCAAGTATATGCATCATCCTTCTTGTTAAATACTTTGTGCATTACTATTGTATCACATCTGAACCTAGAATCCAAGCTCAACAGTTTATCTCTTTCGTATTCACATTTCACAATGCGGAATAACTGGTTATCTTCGTCTAATATGCGGTAAATTTTCATCATAGTTTATTAAATTCCTCTAAAGTAATTTGCTCATTGAACAGTAACCATCCCCAATCAGTGTTGCCATCCTTGTCATATCCATACGCTTGTATATCAATGATGCCATCCTCGTCATAGTCATGCACGTTTAAGACAAAGCCATCATCATAGTAAAACCAATCCTCTACAATCTCATCATCAAACAAGTCTACCTTCTCTGTAATCTCTTGCTTGTGCTTCTTAATGATGTCATATATTTCTGATCTCATAGATAAGTCCTATATAAATAATAACTCATGTGAATAATAATATACAAGCTAGTGATAAGCAACAACCAATATGCCTGTCGTTCATGCTTACGATTAATCTTTTCCTCTTCTAAGAATTGCTTGCGATGTGCTTCTCCAAAATCATACATGTTATTCATCCCCATTATATGCTTCACTGTAAGGCATATTATATTCGTTAACTAAATTACCTTGACCATCAAAGATAGTGGTCACAAAGCCATCATCTTCTTGTCTTACCAATACGTATCCACCGGTGTTACAGATACCATTATCATCCTGTTGATCAAAATTAATTACCAATGAACCATCATCCAATTGGTCACCTGTCATAATAAATTCTCTCATCACATAATCCTTTTCTGTTTAATCTTTTCTACCATCCTGATAAAATCTGCATTACCTAATTCAGTAATAAAATAGTCCATCATCTCTTTAATATCTTCGTGATACTTTTCATTATCATTTAAGAATGTTGCCATTAAATCATCGTGATATTTAGTGCGTTGTTTATCATCTAGAAAAGGTAATTTATGGTATTCAAGTAATGTTCGTAGCATATTAAGTATTCCATAGGTTAAGTGTTTTATTATGTTGCACTGAGTTAATCTTTACTGCTAAATCTGCACCTGATATATTCCTAATCCATCCTGAACCATACCACATTTTACTATGCATCCTCTCAATTGTAATGGTGTTTTCTCCCCATGTAATCTCGATATAATTATTGCCTTCATTAATACCTTGATTAATTTGTTTTAATACCTGAGCATTACTAGGTTTTCTTTTTCTTGCATCAAAATAAAATTCATACATTATTTAATCTCCACTATATCGTATATATTAGAATCTAAATCTGCTTCTCTCCATTCAGTAAAATCTAAATCCCCATTCATGAATTGATTGTTAATATCCTCCGTTGATTCTGCTTCTATCTCCGCTTCATAATATATCGTTGATGCTACTCTAACTTTATACTTAGTCATTATATTTTCCCTCATAAATTTCTATGAATTCATCCCCATTATAGACATCATACCCTTGCTGTAATAAATCCATGATAGTGCTATCGATCGATTCCTTAGACAATCCCACTCCAAGATTCTTTTCCCATGCTCTCACGATATCATACCATATTGTGCCGTCTTCCCAACAATCATAATGCGTATACTCAATCGGTTCAATATCATCAGGCTGTATTATATATAACATTCCCATTTTATTATCCTTTCACTGTCATAATTTTAATAACTTTTGCCATTTTCTTGCCATGTGCTTTATATGCTATCACTGGCACGTCTTTAGAATAACAAGCCCTGCACCCGTTGCACTTGCCTTCATTCTCATAAGCTTTACATTCAAAAGATCCGCTAGGCAATTCATCGCTAAAGATTGTGCTTGTATTTTGACCTTTAATAATTTCACCAGTTACGCTATCGCTAGATAATCTTACCACTACATTATCCAATTCCTGCATTGAATCTATAACGTGCTGATACTTAATAAATTTATGCATTCGTGTCGGTAGCCAGTGCTTAACCCATGGTGTCGCTTTCATTACTGCTAAGATTTTATGAGCTAGACTTAAATCATACATATCCCCGCTATCAAACCACCTAAAATAACGCGATGAATCTAAAGCTTTTACCATATCATCAACCCAGTTATCACGTTTCCAATCTTGCTTATTAAAATCTCTAGGTGCTTTCACATTAGGGAATCGATAATTACCTGTTGTCGCATAGCAACCTTGACATGCAGGGACTAGATTTCCGTCCTTACCGATTGAACCTTGGCATGTATCTAAGGCATTCAGTGACCATGAATAAATCCCGTCTAGCTTGCTTGTTTTGCTTAGTTTAATCATTGCTTAATTCCTCTAAAATAACATCGTCATAACCTTGTTGAATCCATGTATCAAAGTAATGCTTTGCTAGTTTATAATCATTACCTTCATAATCCGCTACTCCGCCAATCCATACGATATATTTAATCATTTTCCGGATTCTCCATTTCGTGAATGATTGCTCTTCTAGTGTTAATAATATGCGTATATAAATTGTCTAGTGCTTCGCTAGGTGTCTCAGTGCTATCTAGGAAAGTCTGTAACTCTTCTAGCAATTGTAAAGTGTTTTCGTATTCTTTATTCATAATAATCCCTTCGTTGTTAGTTAGATAATTTCATACTCTAGGATTCTACGCAATTAGGTAAAACCCTAGGTATAGAATCAATATATAATGCCTGCTTCTAGTGCTACCTTGTAAGCTTGTTCATGAGGTAATGTATTCACTAGCTCATAGTCATCGTTGATAAACTCGTAAGCTTCTAAACTGAATTGCTTAGTCTTTGGGTCATATTCTAGCACGTCATTGTCATTAACTTGCCATGTGAATTTATTGTTCACCTCTTCGGGTAATAAAGCCATATTAACTGTTTTCTTTTCGTCAATTAGTTTTAAGAATGTGAATCTCATAATACCTCCTTTGTTGAACATGACTCATAGTCTCATAAATCACTAGGCAATGTCAAATTTATTTCTCATCATGTGATAAAATCTTGTCTAGTTATTTCACAATGTGATATAGTTTCCATTGACATAGTGCTAAAAGTATGCTTAAGGGTCAATTCCCAACACACATACTCCCAATATTACATAATTGTCAGATTCAAGCATAGTTTCTTTGGAATTCTCTTGTTTTTGCATAGTTTATTACATAAAGTGTTGTAT